ACCCCCCCCCGAAAGGTTTATATCAGCCGTTCCCGGCTGGCCTGTTATAAAAACGGCGATATGACCGGGAAACCGGAAAGCGCCATTGCCTATGCGTGGTATGTGTGGGAAAAGGGCTTCACCGGTGATCCGGTGATCAAATGGTTCAACTGAAAGAAAGGATGATTTCAATGTTACCTAAAACCAAAACGGAACGCCATTCCGATATTTGCAAGGAAATCAATGCCTTGTACGCACGAAAAAATCATGACTATGGTGACAGCTTTCACCAGACCTTCACGGAAGAAGGAATGGCAATGCCCCGGATCAGACTTGGGGATAAGCTGGCCCGGTTCAAGAGCCTGACCAAATCCGAGGTTCAGGAAGTCAAGGATGAATCTATCCGTGATACCCTGATTGACCTTGCCAATTACGCCATTATGACGGTTCTTGAACTGGACGATCTGAAAGCGGAGGAACACGCCGATGAACGCTAACCGTTATATGCGGGATTCCTTGCGAACCGCTGACCGTTCCAACATGGATCGGCTGAAGCTGGAATGTGCCTTGGGCCTTTGCGGTGAAGCCGGTGAAGTGGCCGAACAGGTGAAGAAACATTTCTTCCACGGCCATGAACTGGACAAGCGCCACATGATTGAAGAACTTGGTGATGTGGCTTGGTATTTGGCCGTTTTGTGTGATGCCATTGGTTCTGACCTTGATACGGTCATGGAAGAAAACTTGAAAAAGCTGGAACAGCGTTACCCTGAAGGGTTCGATCCTTACCGGTCACAGCACCGGAATGAATTGGGAGGTTGAAGAAAATGAAAATTATCAAGCCTGATGTGCAGTTCATCACCCCGATTGATGGGGCCACTATTCTGAAGCGGCTGGAACAATG